AATGTCGATAACTGTAAAAGTCGAATAGTCCTGTCCTCTTCCTTTCGCTACGTCAACAGTCATGAGATACTCATGATTTGGTTGTGTTTCTTCGTATACGTTGAGGCAACCATTCTCCAATACTTTGGTTGGTGGCAGTGCTCTAAGATTCAATAGGGTTTCTGCCCCAATCAAAGTATCCCCCGTTCCGAAGAACGTGTTTCCGAATTCCTGATCGAACTGCATCTGAGAGGTATTGGAAATCGTTTGGCGTTTCCATTCTTCATCTCGCCCAGGAACGTCCCACCAATTTACCGTGAATGCCTTGTACTCATTGACTTTCTGTACAGCACCTTCCCAGATCTTATGAAAGGTATTTCCTATTCCGTTCGCTGTAGAAGTGATAATAACTTTCGTGTCTTTACCAGAGGAGATAACAGGATAGGTCGAAGTGTAGAACTCAGCAGCACGCTCAACGAACGCAAACTCGTCCAGAAACAGAAGGTTAACAGACATACCACGAATAGAAGAACCACTAGTGGCAGCAGCAATAATGCGACTGTTATTACTAAACTCGATTGAACCTTTGTTAAGAGCACGGCAACCTGGCTGTAGAAAGAACGGTAGATTCTCAAGCGCCAAGGTAACTCGGGCGAGCATCTCTCTTGCTGTGGCGCCTTTATTAGCGAGTACAGCAATCGTCTTCTCAGGGTGAAATATAGCATACCATAATAGGTAAACAACGGATGAAATACTTTTACCGCTCTGTCGACAGGCGAGGACAATCGAGAAACGATTGTCGTTAAAGTGGTCGAACATATTTTCCTGATACGGGTAAAGGTCAAAGTTGACGAGACCTTTGTCGAGCGATATAATTTTGACATATGTCCTCGCAAAATACGAAGGATCTTTCATACATTTGGCATACTCAACAACTTGCTCTTCAGTCCATTGTTGTTGTACACCATCTCGTTTTACATTAATATTACCAAGGTAACTATCATTCATCCTGATCGCTAACATCAATCACCTTCTCATCATTTTGTTGCAGTATTCTCTGCAGGTCAGTGGTACTTCCTATGAAAACATTATTATTAGTGATTGCCTTTTGTTCTTCTTTCTTAGGATCGTTCGTAATTTCCATGTTCTTTTTATTTAGATCCATCAGTTTATCGGTCACATCAGCGATGTTCTTGATCATTCCGGAGAGCACTTCGAACGCACGTGGGTGCTCGCTCTCGCGCGCGACCTCCATCATTAGGTCCATCCCGCGTTTGCCGTTCTCGATCAAATCGAGATATGTATCTCGGGAAGTCTCGTAATCGTCTTTGATGTTTTTCTTATCTTGATCTGTCACGGTATTTCTCCCTCGCCTTCATATAGTTCAAATGCTTCAAGAAGCACGCTCCAACTGTCCGAATTATTCGAATTGGTTTTCTCTCGAACTTCGAATGTAACATAAAGATCAGCAGAGTAATTAGGATCAGTGACTGAAACAGTCCATGTCCTATTTTGATCAAGAGATTCCCATGCCCCGAAACTTCCAGTAACTACACCAGAGTAATAATTTCGAGTCGCCCTGATTTCATAGTCACCTGCGTTTGCAGGTAAATTTGTAGTTGGGTTTAACCAAGTCCCGACTGTGTTTGTGACGCTCTGATTAAACGGGTTTGAACTCATGATATCACCATCAGGTTCAAACCGAACTGTTGTTGTTACTGTTTGACTGGTTGACGTCGTAGTAATGCCAGAAGGCTTGCTTGAGATCTGTACCAAGTCAGTTTGAGTGGTGTCGTTAATATTAACGAGGCGATTTGCCAGCGTAGAACCTAAGTGTGAGTCAGAAACTTCGAACGTGTATGACTCGTCTTGCAGGTCATCGTTTTCTTCTATATCGACACGGAATGTTCCGGAATTAGAAGATACACTAAATGTTCCTGTTGCTTCATAAGTGGCACTGAAATCGTCAAAGGTTGCAGGTTGGGCGAAGTGGAAATCGTAACCAATTGGCAAAGAAGATAGCGGTATGGCACTACTCATCGTCACTCCTGATCCTGGAGAAATACCAACGATGGTACCAGGAATATCCGGAGTGTTAGATTCCATACCTGTTGCAAGGTTAGTTGTATCTTGCAAGTAAATGAAGAATGTTCCCTGCGGGCAGACCTGATCTGTTCTAACTGAGTATATATCTGTAGTCTTATAGTGGTATGTACCGTTCTGAATATTCGTCCCGCTGAAAGTGAAGTTAATTGTATCCCCTTCGTTTGCAGAGTCGTTTGTAAGGTCCGTAACGAGCGTTGCAGCGATAGTATCATCTGACAGAGTAAATGTATCAGTAGAAACAATCATGCCGCTGTGACTGTTTATTCGTGCAGTAATTGTACCGAGTTGATCTCCTTGACTGCTGTCAGAAGATATCGTGTCGAAATCAATGCTTGTACTACTACTCACCGACAACGTCTTTTGAGTTACAGGGAATCGACTCGTTACTCCTGAACCAGATATATCAAAGTACAAGAATTCAGTATCCCTAGTGTCAGCAGTTATCGTAGTCGTTAATGTCTCACCTTCTGTAATGTCTGGAGCAGTCAACGTGTACTGTGGCGTAGATGTGTCTGATATTACAATCGTGGGTGATACTGCTAACGCGCCACTAGAAGGCGTCCTAGAAACATAAAAATTGAATGACTCGTTGCCTTCTCGGATCTTATCCTGCTTTAATGAAGTGATGATTATACCGCTGCCTCCAGAAACAGTAAATGCCTGTTTTGAAGAACTCGGTGCATACCCAGAAATAAAATCGTCACTGGTTATGTTTGCGCCTTGAATCCAATAGTAGTATTGATCGTCCGAGTCTGTTGTGTCAAAGGATGCGCTGTATGAAATATATGACTCATCAATTTGATCACTATCAACTGTCAGATCATATGTTAGATTCCCGAGGATTGTATATTCCAAAGAAGTCAGTACAGTGCCTCCGGTAGAGGAGACGACTGCCGTAAATGTCTCTGGAGTCAGATCGCCGTTGACTGCAAACTGTAGGACAGGGTCAGGAGAACTTGTTCCTCCGGAGATAGTTACAGTTTGTGGCGCACCAACTGTAGGAACTGTTCCGGTAAAGTCTGCGGCATCAGTTTCCCCAAGAGTGACATAGAAATTCACATCCGAGTCAGTAATGTTTGTACCACCAATAGCATAAGAAACCGAATCGCCCTCAGCGGCAGTAAATGGCGAAGGCGTGATAGTGTAGACTGGATCCGCATCTAGCAAATTAAATCCATCATTATCAGTAAACCCAGAAGTAGATGTGAACGATACTTGCCCGTTAACAACTCCTTGGTATGCTGGGTCAAAAGATGTTCCTGATAGTGCGTAAGAATCATTGATCCCGCTTACCAAGAACGAACCAGAATTTGTAATAAGTCTGGAGTCTGAACTTGCAGCACCAGAAACGCTCCAGTTAATGGTCTCACCGATCGTGGTGGAATCCACTGCAAGTTGAGCGACAAGGTCGTTACCCTCGACAATACTACTTACCGAAAGATTGAATGTCGGTGCAGTTTCTTGCAAGAAGATACCCGTCGATCCTTTCTGAATACCGCCAATTGCTTCTGTCTGTAGCGCAACTGTAAATGTTTCCAACTCAAACGGTATTGTGTCAACTTTAGTTCTCAATGTAAACGATCCGCTGTCGTTTGATATTGAGAACGGTTCAGCATCTATTACTGATGGCGGAGGAGTAACAAAATCAGCATCGTTTGTATTTCCGTGAACAACATAATAAAACAGCGTCGTGTTTCCGTTGTTAGGAACGTTTGTCCCTTGAATATTAAACGTGATCAACTCTCCTTCGTTCGGAGTAGAATTGCTTGGTGTTATAGTGTATGCTGAAATAAGGTCTTGAAGATTGATCAACGATTCTGCTTTTGTTCTTCCCTCGTCATCTTTAACGATAACGTTGAACATTTCAGTGCCTTCCGTCTCGCTGGAGTCAACTCGAGTTGGAATCGAGAACCTACCGATCGCGGTTCCTGCACTGTCATTGATATCAAAATATCCAGGAGATAACTCGCTCGGCGGTGTCACCAAGAAATCAGAATCTGATGTTGAAATGTGTGAGATATAATAGAACAGCGCGGATGTATTATCTGGAACATCCGAACCGATTAGTGTGAAATCAAACGCAGTCCCTTCGAAGTCAGTAGATGAT